GCTAGGGTAAATACTCTTAGAGAAGATCCTACAGCATGTCAATACATTTCTAAGGAAGTTGTATTGGAAAACCCTGCAACTTCCCTGAAGATTCTTGTTTCTGCTCATGTTAATGCTCTGTCCGATATTAGAGCACTTTATGCAATCAGCGATAAGCAAGGATTTGATCCCATCTTCCAGTTATTCCCTGGTTATGATAATTTAAATACTAGAGGTCAAGTGATTGACTCTAGTTTGAGTGATGGTCAATCAGATGCTAAGATTATTAGATCTGATAACTATAATTTCGATAGTTTAAATCTTGATTATAAAGAGATGACATTTACTATCGACCAATTACCTGCATTTAGATCATATAGAATCAAACTTCTGTTGACATCTACAAGTCAGGTATACGTCCCAAGAGTTAAGGATTTAAGAGTTATCGCACTTGCATAATGGAAAAATATACAGTAGAGGGTCACTCAGATTTAGCGAGAGACCCTCGTAATGGATCTATAGTTAATGTAAACAAAACTGAATATGAGCAATACCTTGCGAGACGTGAAGTGAAAAGTGAAAAGAATCAAAAGGTACAGAACCTTGAGGATGAACTTGCTAATATAAAGGGTGATATTGATGAAATTAAGTCTTTACTTAAGGAGTTTTTAAATGGACCCAGATAGCATCGAACTCAACAACCTTTCTAAGAGTTTTGCATATCAAAAGTTAGCATCTGAGATAGATAGTTGTGATGATCGCGATCAACTTAGAAATATCGCTAAGTCATTCATTAAACTTTATTATAAGCAACAAGAAACCATGTCAGTAATAGGTATCCCGAATGGCTAGTAATAACATTACTTTTGATCCAGATTCTGGAGTTCCTTATGGTGCTAATTTAAGTATCTACACTGGTGGAGATTTTAAGGCAAAATTTAATGTGTTTAACACATCAAGTTCTGCATTTAATTTGACAGGATATTCTGGCTCTGCTCAAATGAGAAAGAGCACTTCGATAGGTTCTACAACCATTGCTGCTGCGACATTTACAGTCGGGATCACTAGTGCTCTAGGTGGTGTTATGGAAGTTTCCATGGGATCTACCGAAACAAGAAACCTAGCAGAGGGTAGATATATGTATGATGTACTTGTGAGTTCTGGAGCAACTTACTACAACATCGTTAATGGAAATGTATATGTATATCAGGGTATTTCCTCTGCTCCATAAATACTTAAAAAGTAGTGAATAGATGGCACAACCTGCAAGTAGGACAGACCTCATAAACTATTGTAAAAGACAGTTGGGTGCTCCTGTCTTAGAGATCAACATCGCTGATGAGCAGGTGGATGATCTGGTTGATGATGCTTTGCAATATTTTCACGAAAGACATTTTGACGGTGTAGAACAGACATATTTAAAATATAAAATTACCCAAGCAGATATTGATAGAGGACGTGGTAGAGGTGGTGATAATCCGGTCGGTATTGTAACCACTAGTGCTGAGGCAACCATTGCTGGAACTGCCACCACTTTTTCATATGAAGAAAACAGTAATTATCTTCAAGTTCCCCCAGCTGTAATAGGCATCAATAAAATTTTTAGATTTGACGGATCTAACACTGTAACTAACAACATGTTCAGTGTAAAATATCAACTCTTCTTGAACGACATTTACACGTTCAGTTCAATGGAGATTTTGACGTATGCAATGACGAAGAGATATCTAGAAGATATTGATTTTCTTCTTACTACGGAAAAACAAATAAGATTTAATCAAAGACAAGATAGATTGTATCTTGATCTTGATTGGGGAAGTGTGAAAGTTGATGATTACATAATAATTGATTGCAATCGTTTACTTGATCCAAATGACTTTGGTAGAGTCTATAATGACTCATTTTTAAAACGATATTTGACTGCTTTGATGAAGAGACAATGGGGTCAAAATCTAATAAAATTCCAAGGTGTTAAATTACCTGGTGGAATTGAACTCAATGGTCGTCAAATTTACGACGATGCAGAGAAAGATCTTGAAATAATTAGGGAGCAGATGTCAAATACTTACGAACTTCCTCCTCTTGACATGATAGGTTGATATCATGGTATTAAATCCTTTTTTCACTCAAGGCACATCATCTGAGCAAAATCTTGTTCAGGATTTGATAAACGAACAACTGAGAACTTATGGTGTAGAAATTTTCTATATTCCTAGGAAATTTGTCACGGAAAAATCTGTGATCAGGGAAGTAGTGCAGTCAAAATTTGACATGGCACTTCCACTTGAAGCATACATCGATAATTACGATCAATATTCTGGAGCAGGAAACTTACTATCAAAATTTGGAATTGAATCCAGAGATGAGGTAAGACTTGTTATATCAAGAGAAAGATATGAAAATTATATTACACCATTAATTGAGGATCAATCAAACGTAAAACTGTCTACAAGACCAAAAAGCGGTGACTTGATTTGGTTCCCTCTCGACGACAGAATCTATGAAATTAAAGACATTGAATATGCAAAACCTTATTATCAATTACAAGACCTTTACACTTATGAATTAACTTGCGAACTGTTCCGTTATGAGGATGAAGTTCTTGCAACTGGTATAGATGACATTGACAATAATTTAGTTGGCGATGATCCAGATGGCACAACTGAGGATGGTATCAGTACAATTCAAGGCGTAACTCATACACTTACTTTAGTTGGCACTGGAGTGACTGCTACCGCTGTCACGGGAATCATTACATCTGGTGGTATTAGATTTATCAATGTCACTAACAGAGGAGGGGGATACGGCGAAATTCCCACGGTTGCTATATCTTCCGCGCCATCGACAGGAATAACTGGTATTGCAACCGCTACAATGATTGGTGGTATCAATGTCTGTAATCTCAACGCTAATCCAAAATTACAATCTGTTCAGTCTGTTCCTATTACAAAT